TCTGCCACGATGAAGACTGTGGCTGAGTTTTACGCACTTGAGGAGAAACTTCCACCGCCGACCCTTTCATGGGGTCTGGTGGATCTCGAGGACGGAACCTCTTTGGACATGATGTCCTATGGGAACCGCCCTCTCCCTCTCATACGCGACGAAGTTGCATATGTCGGGGACTCAGACTTGTGGTGTGTTCAACAAGTGTTCGACCACATCGCAACCACTCTTGGTGACTTTGTGCCAAGTGAGTGGAAGCCGCGCCATGGTCCTGGTGCAGTTTCGGATCTTACGTTGGGTAAGGAATTCAAGTTTGACTTCCCGACCTGGTCCGAGAGACTGGAAAACGTGTTTCCGGTCGCCGACTATGGATTCTCCAACTACGGCGATTGGAGCGATGCTCTGCAGGATGGTGACGTACCCGAAGATTCGGATGCGCCTTCCCGTCTTGTGTGCGTGCCCAAAACGATGAAAGGACCTAGGCTGATTGCCTGCGAACCTACATCGAATCAGTGGTGCCAGCAAATTCTGCTGGACTACTTTGGCACTCGCATCGGTGCCACCTGGCTTGGTCTGTCCATTAAACTGAACAACCAAAGTTACAACCAGGCGGCCGCACGAAAAGCGAGCATGGACGGGGGTCATTGGACAGTAGACCTGTCTTCTGCCTCCGACCGTGTCACTTGTCGTTTCGTTGAGCGTGCGTTTCGGCGGAATCCTCCGCTGTTGCGCGCACTTAACGCCAGTCGTACCCCCATCGTATATCAGAGGATCGACAAGAAGTCGCCCCTGTTTTGGGTGCTGAAGAAGTTCAGCACGATGGGTTCTGCCTGCACCTTCCCCGTGGAGTCTTTGTGCTTCTTGGGGTTGGCTATCTCTGCGGTCTTGATTTCGCAGGGACTTAGGCCGACCTACTTGAACGTTACAGAGGCTGCGCGGGATGTCTTGGTGTTTGGTGACGACATTGTCGCGCCAAGCATCTCTGGGGATGTCCTCAGGGTTTTACTCCATCACTTCGACTTCGAAGTGAACCCGAATAAGACTTTTGGTAACGGAAAGTTCCGTGAGTCTTGCGGGGCTGATATGTATGATGGCATTGATGTTACGCCGTCGTACATTCAGCGGTTCCCTGATGCGCGCCAGCCAGAGTCGGTGGTGAGTGCTGTAGCTACCTCCAACAACTTCTTTACTAGAGGTCTATGGAGGACCGCTGCGTACTTACAGCGGCTAGTACCACACTATAACATCGGTGTGGTTGCAGCCGGTTCTGGCCAGTTCGGTTTCGTCTCCTACTGTGGGTCGCTCGTTGGTAAAACATACACCGACGAGAACTTGCAAAAGGAGTATGTCCGTCGGGTCACACCTATTGGTGTGGCTCGCAGATGTAAACCGGACTCTCGCGGTCGCTTGCTTCAGTACT